CCCATCGTCGCACGGTTCATCAGCCACGAGGCATTGGCGACATAGGGGTCCAGGAGCGCGTACTGCGTCTTGATGAAGTCGTCGAAGACGATGGTGTTGTCGGTAGCGACATCGCGAGCGTCGGCGACAACCGTGGCGTTGGCCGCCATGCCCTCGGGGCCGGTCGTGGTGCCGTTGCCGCTGTAGAAGGCCGTGGACTCCAGGGTGCCGAAAGCGCGGCCCGCCTGAAGCGCGATCTCCGCCTCGGCATCGAACGCCTGGTCCGCGAGCCATTCGGTCGTGGCCTTAAGCAGGATCTGGACCTTCTGCGGGATGATAGTGGTGAGCACGTAAGTCGGAGCCGTGGTCTCGGTCTTGGTCCCGCCCTCAGCGACCCATGTCGCCACAGACCCGGCGTCATTCACCGGGACCTGGATCTCGTAGGCCGAGGTCTGGCGAACCGTGGCGACCGTGCGGATGGGGTGCATGACCGAGGCGTAGTGATAGATCTGGTTGACGTATTCGGCGGGGGCCAGTACTCCGGCGTGCGTGGCGTCGGCCAGGGTCAGGGCCTTTTGCCCGAAGCCATCGCGGCCGGGAACAAAGAGAGCCTTGCGCTCCTCGGCATCGAGACTCTCGACGCCCTGGCGCAGAAACTTCGAGAACGCCTTGTGCTCGGGCCGATCCTTGTCCACCTCGGCCGACTTGATGGCCGGGATCTTGAGCTTCGCCAGCTCATCGTTGACCTCGCCCCACCGCTTCTCGAACGCGGTCTTGTACTCGGCGAAGGCAACGTCGCTCATGTAGCCCTTCAGCTTCCGCTCGTTCTCGAGCTGGATGTCGGCGATCGCCTTCTTGTTGGCCTCGTTGACCTCGGAGACCTTGGCCTCGAGTGCCTTTTCGAAATCCGTCTTGTCGCTCATGTCTTGAGCCTCCTATGAAAGTTTGAGTCCGTCGAACAGGTGGAGATATTTCTCCGGCGTGTTCTTATCGTCGTGCGGCTCGCCCGGCAGGGTGGAGGCATCCGGCCCCCCGGGGAGTGCAGTATCGCCATCGTCTGACTTGACGCCCGCCACGAGCGCCATATCGTTCATCGGGAAGAGCGTCAGGCTCCCCTCGTTGAGTTTCAATTCCTGGAGCAGGCGAACCGATCCGCCGCGAACCTTGTCCCAGGCGAATCGGATAACCTGATAACCGATCGAAAGCCCTATCTTGACGCCCTTCTCTTTGAGCGCCCTGACCTTGATCCGCACGTTCTGCGAGTCCGGGTCGGGCAGGAAATCAGCATCGATGAACAGGCCCTTCGCGTCCTCTTTGGCCGTGAACGAGCCGACTACTTTCGACGGTTCGCTCGGGTCGTGATGCCAAATGAGGGGATTCACGGGACGTTCCTGGAGCGTCTTAGTGAACGCCCCGGCTTCGACGATATCGTCGCCCGCGTCGAGATTCCCGAAGGTCGAGAGATAGCCGGTCAGCCCCCCAAGACCATCGGATTCCTTGAACTCCTGGGCCTCGAACTCATAGCCCTTATGCTCGATCTTGCGTTCATGCTTGGCCATTGTCTCCTCCATCACTCCACTACCGGCGCTATGGCGCACAGGCAGTTGACGACATTCCCCGCCTCCGGGTTATGGCTCCGGTCGAGCGGGTAATCCATGAGGTCCGCGCCGACACGGAACGGGTCGTCTATCCCGACTTCCTGGCCATCGGCTTCCTTGTGCGCGTCGCGGCTCAGATCGACGAACGAACAGAGCCACATCTTGCGGTTCACGAACTCGTTCTCTTTGAACCCGTCGAGGTTGCCGGCGTTCTCGATCATCCCGGTCTCGGTCCTGGCGATCCGCCGCGCCCTCATCGGGGCCATCGTATCGACGAGCTTGTCCTGGAGCGCCCCGGCGATTTCCTGGACCGTCAGGTTCGTCCCGAGCGCGTCGCGCATCACGGCCTGGATCTCGCTCAACGTCTCGTCGGTAATGACCTTCGCGGAGTCCGCGATAAGCTTCTCGAGCTTGGCCCGGAGCTCGGGGCTGATACCGGGCGGATCGGCCTTGTCCTCGCCGTCGAACTCGTAGAGCTTGCCCTCGGTCATGGAGCGGCCCGCCGCGAGCGCCGTGGCGAAGAGCTTCCGGTACCGGGGCAGGAACTTCGTGACGTAGGACTTGACCGAGGCGTCCTTGTCGAGCGCCGTCTCCGCCGCCTGCGCCCCGCCACGCACGGCCTCGGCTGCGGCCTTGCCTTGCGCCTTGAGCCACGCCTCGAGGTCCCTTGCGAACACCCGCTCTTTCGCCGTCACCCGGCGCTCGAAGTTCTGCCACAGGGCCTTGCGCTCGTTCACCCCGCGCCAGAACCCGCCGAGGGACTTGCGGCGCATCTTGGCCGCGTCGTCGATGTCATCTTCATCGGTGTCCGCGCTCAAGTCGCCGGCCGGAGCGATGGCATCCCCGAGCGGCATCTCGCCCATCCCCACCATGACCACGTCGCCCTCGGGGATATCGTCATAGCCGCACGCGGCCCGCTTCTCGTTCACCGTGAGCCACGCCGCCGAGGCGAGGTAGGCGTACTTCTTCTCCCGGTCCTCCTGGAGCGCCTCGATAGCGTCCCGGTCGTAGCCGAGCACAACCCCGTCCCCGAACGACGGCACGAGCCAGCGGTTGAAGGCCGACGTGAGCCCGTCCATCTCCGGGAGCACCGTCTCCTGGTAGAGCGCCTTGCGGCCCTCCTGATAATTGGCATAGGTCGTGTTCTCGCTATCCCCGAGAAGCCCCGACCAGATGTTGAAGATCGAGCAGATGACGCGGAGGTTCCGCTTCTCCGACTCGCCCCAGTCGGCGTCCTTCGGCGTCATCGAGAACGGCTTGAAGTCGCCCTCCTCGATGTTCTCCAGCACCATCATCTTCCCGGCGTTCTCGGCCCCGGCGTAGCGGTCCCGCATCTGCTCCTGGATCTTCTTCGACTGCGCGTCGGACATGCCCTTGAGGATGAGGAGGCCCGAGAGCCGCATGTCGTTCTGGAGGTTCTTGAGGTTCCATTCCTGCGAGGAGTTGGAGATGTCGATGGCCTTCGCCGCGACCTCGAGCCGCGACAGGCCGTAGAAGTCATTGAGCGGGTGGAAATCCTTGAGATGGAGCAGGTTCTCCGTATCCATCCGGAACTTCTTCCCGTTCACGTCGTAGGTGTAGGCCGCGACCAGGCCCTTCGCATCGCCCGGCTTGATGGTCATGCGGTCCGGGCGCAACGCGTACAGGAACCGGGGCGGCGCGCTCTTGAGCCCGTGAACCTTCTCGACGTAGGAGTTGCCCGCGAGAAGCTTATAGCTCGTGATGGTCTCGACCAGCCGGTAGCCGCTGTCGTACTCGTTCGGCGTCTCTAGGAGGTCGAGGAGCGGGTGGGTCTCCAGTTCGACGAGCGTCCCGTCCGACTGCTTCCTGTTCACGGTCCACTTGATCCCGGCGCATGCGCGGGCGATGAGCGAGACGGCGGCGTAGACGTGAGCGCACATCTGGTAGCCCGCCTTCGAGAGGGCCGCGTAGTCGCGCGGCGTGTAGACGGCGTCCCGCCCGCTGTATATCGCCGTGATCCCCGGCCATGTGGCCGACGCCTTCCGCTCCCGAGCCCTGCTGATATCGAGACCGAGTATCTTCATGTCAGAAGCTCCAGACGCGGGCCTCGCCGCGCTTCAGATGGGTGAAGATGCCGTACCTGGCGGCGTCCATGAGGTGATCCCTGTCCTTGACCGGATCGGGCAACTCCCGTCCGCTCCGATCCTTGCGCCAGCAGTATTCGGAGGCCTCGTTGTAGAGATTGATCGAGCCCTCGACGATATGGATGCGCTTCGACTTGAGGAAGTCGATGCCCGCCCGCACGCTATCCGGCCCCTTCTCGGCGGGCCGTACGTTGAAACCGAGTCGGCGCAACTCGTCGATGGACTTGGGCTCTGCGCTGTCGAAGTAGATCGTCTCGCTCGGGGTGACGCCCTCAATGGCCATCTCCTCCGCGAGCATCGGATTCGTGAGGCCCTTTTTGTAGACGACTTCCTCTAGCCATATCTCGTCGGCCTTGCGGTAGATGCGGACGACTGCCGCTGGGTCCACGCTGTAGCCGAAGTCGCCGCCGAGCCAGACCTCGTCGAATGTTTCGATAGCGGATCCGCCTTTAACCGAAACCCCGAGCGGCTGGACGTCCCAGGAATAAACCTGTCCCGTCCTGACGGCCCACTGACCGAGGCGGCTGATCCGCCACAGCGCCTCGTCCTTGTCTTTGAGCGCGTCAAGCGTCCCGGCGTAAGTGGCCCAAGTGTGGGGATCGAGTTTCTTGAGCGGGTTGTCGTCAATCGTCGATTCGTGCGTTCTCGCCTGCGGATAAGGCGTGGGGCCGAAAAACATTTCCTTGAGCCATCGCGCCTTCGATTCGACCGGGTTGAACGTGAGCATGATCTGCTTATAGCCCGGCCCCGGTTCGCGCAGGCACAGGTCAAGGTTCAGAAAATCCGCTTCCGAAAGTTCCGTCGTCTCCTCGATCCACATCGAGGTGATCCCGGCGAAGGACTTGGTCTTTTCGGGGTCGTCGAGCCCGACGCCAACGATTTCGCTCATGCCAAGCGGACCGGCGAAGGCGATCTTATGTTCGGTCTTGTTGTACTCGTGGACAATGTCGTTCTCGGCCAGAATGCGCCGCACAACGTAGATCATCGAATCTTCGAGCGTTTTGCGGATCTTGCGAACGAACAGGAAGCGATGGCGGCCCTCGGCCTGACAGCGATAGATGACCTTGCGGGCCGCGAACTCCGACTTGCCCGAGCCTCGACCGCCGCACATGACAAGATACCG